ATGGAACTTTGCCATGCAATGACAGCCCCCAGAGTCACGTAGGAAGCAACAAACCCTAGAGTCGTCTTTTTCAGCCCTACTTCTTTCCATGATGTTGGCGCGTCCTCACTCATTAGCCCTCCAAAGCCTCAAGTCGTGCAGTTAATTCTTGCACCGCTTTAACTAACGGCGCAATAAACTCTTCGTACCTAAGCCCTTGCGTTTCTACAAGATTTTCTGTCTCATCAGGACCAGCAGTATTTGAAACAGATTTAGTCCACAAAGAAGTACTAGCAGCATCAGGCAAAACAGCCGCAACTTCCTGCGCCACAAACCCCATGTGAGTACGAGTTCTCCCCACCCGTGTATATTCTCTAGGCTTTAACGAATTAATAAAATTAAGCCCCAAAGAAACGTCAGCAATATTTTCTTTTATGCGAGAATCAGAAAAAGTTCCGTAAGCACCATCAATGTTAAGGTCCCCATCGGACTCTAATTTCATTAAACCATTTGATTCAGCCGCAGCCGAAGACTGAAAAGAAGCATTAGACACCCTGCCAACAATCCACTCGTCAGCATCATTATAAGGACTGCCAGTAAACCAAGTAACGTCAGTGCCAGCATTAAAACAATACATCCCAGCGCCACGAGTAGAACCATCAGCCAACAAATGAATAGCAGAATGCGTATACCCCGTACCTGCCCCACTCACCTCAATATAATTAGCGCCAGTGCTACTAAACGCAGGGTTAGACGACCACCCAGAAGTACCCGAACCAGTCCCCATCAACGCCGCACCAGCAACAGCATTAGAGTCACCAGTACCAAGTTTAGTCTCTAACGCAATAATCGCACCAGAATGATTCGTATGAACAACATCATGCTCATAACCCGAAGCATCCAAATCCGTCGTAGAAGACGGAGAAGGCTGCTGAGTAGCAGTATCCAAACTCCCAGGAAAATTAGTTGCCATTACGCCGCCTGCTTCTCTTCAATATCAATCCTATAACCTGCATCAGAAAGCAACCCAGCTTCAACCTCAGTCAAATCCTGACCAGTATGACCACCATAAATAACTCTAGTAATGTTAGCACCACTAACCGGCTGACGAGTAGTAACAGTACTATTATCAACAATCCAAACATTCACCCCACGGTCACGAGGATTATAAAACCTCGCCAACCTATTCTCAGCCTCCAAAGGATTAAACCACCTCTCCCCCTCAGCCAACCTCGAAGACCCAGCAACCACACCAGTATCAACATGACGAGCTATCGGAACGTCACCAAACCCTGCGGAAACATTCACAGGATCAAGAGTTACAGTAGTTGGAATGCTTGCTGTAGCTGCCGGTACACTAGCCACCCCAGTAACAGTGGCAACAGCAAGGTAAGCGTTGCTAGAAACAGTAACTGAAGGGACCGTGGCTGAACATGCGATGCTTGCTGGCGTGATGGACGCTGAGACAGAAACACTTGGACCATCAACCCCTACTGATCCTTCAACAACAGATGTTGAAACGGAAGCGTTACCGGCGACAGTAGCCGAAGGAACACTTGCCGTACCAGCAACAGTTGTCGCTGAAACAGAAGCAGAAATTGAAACCGAAACGCTTGGAACGCTCGCAACACCGGCGACAGTAGATGCCGAAACAGAAACAGTGCTTGACGCTGAAACCGAAGGAACAGCCCCGACCCCTGCAACAGTAGACGCTGAAACACCAGCATCACCCGTGACAGTAGACGACGGAACAGCAGCAACGACAGCGATAGTAGCCGGAGTGACAGTAACAACACTAGCGACACTTGGCGACGGAACCGCAACAACACCTGCAACAACCGACGCTGAAACAGAAGCATTCCGAAGAACACCCTGATAAGTAGTGTCTGCTTCTCGATAATCAATGCCAGCATTGCGATAATCAAGAGCCATTCTTCTCACGCTCTTCCATCAACCTATGGCGTTCCTCATGAACCTTCGTCCAAACAGTCAAACCAACCAGATCAGAAGAAATCTGTTTAACCTTATCCTCAAGCTTCTCTAACAAATAAGCGGACTGGAGATGACCGGCGTTAGTTTCTTTCCTTATGCGAAGAACAACACCGAACACGCCTGTGATTAAAGCAGCAGCGATAACCCCAAACGAACCAACCCACTCAGCCCCCATTAGTTAATTAAGGCTTCCCACGTTTTAGAACCCACGATCCCATCAACGGCAAGTTGTTTACCTGTGGCGATAGATTCCGAATCTTGAAATTTCATAACCGCTCTTTTCGTGCCTGAACCAAAGATGCCGTCAATGCCTGCACCCTTGCGAGAACGACGGCTACTGCGAGCAGTATTGAAACCTTCTTTTTCTAAATAAAGTTGCAGAACCTCAACGTGTTTACCACGGCTACCTTTACGCAACACATGTTGGCGAGCCTCAGCGACAGCCTCAGCGAAAATCTGTAAAGGAGTTTTAGGTTCTAGTTTCTCAGCATCTAAAGTTTCATCACCAGCAACAGCAGGAGCATCAAACCAAACAAACTCTGAACCCTGCACACGACCAGGACATACATGCCACCACTCCGAAGGTACCGTTTTAACGCAGCCATACTCGGCGGCGATACGGTTAACTTCCTGAGTGGTTAAACCCTTGCCTGTAATGCGTAGGTCCACGGCATACCCGTAACCCCCGAAAGCCTCCTGAGACATATGGTAAGAACCACGCATACCATTAGACATGCGGCGATTCGGATTAGCTGCGAGATTCCCGCGACCTGCCTTGTATTTATCGTACAAAGCCTGCTGAGCGGCTTGAGTGCGTACCCCCGAAACAATCTTCACACGACCCATAATCCGATTATCCTTAAAGAAAGCATTCAACCTGTACTTAAATTTTGGATGCAGTTCCTCTGTCCGCACCCACTTCGAGGTTGTCGGTAGATCGTATGTCATTTTGTTTCCTAGTCTTCTTTAATTTCACTTTCTTGTTGTGAAAGTTCTTCTATTTTTTGCTGCTGTTTTTTAATTAAAGCTCGTTGGCTTGCCATTTCTAGTTGTACTGTTCCGGCTTGTGTTGTTTGTAGTTCTGCTATTACTTCTTCTATGGTTATGTTCATAGTTTGATTGTATCTTGGTTAGCCTTCTAATGCTGTTATGCGTGTACGAGCATCTTTCAAAGCAATAATTAAAAGAGAAATTAAACCTTTATTACTTAATCCGCTAGGAACTACATTACCATCTTCATCAAATTTATTTGTATTCAAAAACGGGCTAACTGCATTCGCTTCCTCCGCTATCAAACTTATTTGAGGATGATTGCTTGTATCGTTTTTATACGACCACATTTTTAATTGAAGATCATCAATCATAGAAGCATTTAAATGATCTAAAACATTTACATCGGTAATATTTTTAACTGACGCAGATGAAGAATCTTTTACAACCACACCGTAAGCACCATATTCTAAATTGTCTCCTGTGCCTTCCGAACAAGTTGATAAAGTTAATCCAACATCTTGCCAAGTTCCTCTTACTGTTCCATTTGTAGCAAAACCGATACCTTCATTTGTCCCACTAATATCATACATGTAGATACCTGTATTGGTATCTCCAGAAAAACGTATTGAAGGGGTACCAGCAGACCCATTAGCGATAGTTAAACTAGTTATATCAGTAGCACCTGCATAAAGGGAACCCCACCTCTTACTAGATGATCCGAGATCATAAGCATTAGTAGCGTAAGGAAGAAAATCACCATCGGCGTTCAACCAAGCACGATACGTTCCGCTTGTTTGGAAGAATAACTGGTTGGTTGAACCCTGAATCAGTATTTGTTCGCCTTCACCATTGCCCAAAACGAAGTCTTGAGCAGTATCTATATCGCCTGAAAGATTCAAACCAGTTAAAGTACCAACGCTTGTAATAGCAGGTTGAGCATTTGTAGTAACAGTCGCAGCAGTACCAGTCGTATCCTGATTCAAAGTCCCAATAACAAAATCTAAAGTATTATCGCCATCCTCATAAGTAACAGTGATATTAGTCTCAGTGTTACTACCAACCATCGCCCCAACAGTGTCAGCAATATACTCACTCAAAGCCGTACCATCAACAGTGATAGCATCAGCCTCAAGCGTCCCATCAACATCCAAATCATCAGTGATAGAAACATTGCCATCAGCAACAGCTAAAGCAACCTGACCATTCGTACCCGTAATAGTCAACTTCTCCTCAGAAGAATCCCAAACAAAAGAATCACCAGCAGTACCAGAATAAAACGTAACATCATGACCCGACCCATCAGCACCAACAGTCAAAGCCCCCAAAATAGTCGGAGAAGTATCCCACGCCGACGCACCAGAACCAGTACCCATCAAAACAGCACCAGTCGAAGCAGTAGAAGAACCCGTACCAAGCTTCGTTTCCAAAGCAATAGCAGCACCATGCACATTAACGTGCATCAAATGATGCTCCTTACCCGACGCATTCATATCGTCAGAAGAAGCAATATCAGTACGAAGTTGACTACCAGAAGTATCTAAAGAACCAGGATAATTAGTTGCCATCAGTTCCCTCCTACGGAGTCAAATCAAGAGTAAAAATACCTGAAGCATTCCAAGTAATAGTAAACGTGCCATTAGCACTAGAATAATCCGCACCAAAATTAACCAAACAAATCAACGGATCATTCGTCAAAGTATCATCATAAATAACCGCAGCCCTAGCACTAGAAATAGTAGAAGAAGACCAAGCGACATCATTAGCGTCAAACTTGATCGTGCCAGAACTACCAGTCAAAGTAACAGAAGCAAGCGACTCACCACCAGCAGTATAATTAGTACCACTCACCTCATTAGAAGACAAATCGCTCCAATGATCATGCGTATCAAAATTAGGGGTAGAGCTGTTAGTAATCATCGCACACTTCAAAGTGTCACTAGCGACATTAACTGCTAACTGCGTACCATCAAGAACATCTATAAACGTGGGTAAAAATAAACCCGAAGCTGTAACAGCCATTAGCCTTCACCATTTCCCTGCAAAACTTTAACTTCCACAGATTCAGGGACAACCTTAGCGTCAACACGACCATCCCAATGTTCAGTACGAACACCCCCAACAGAACCGTCACTATCGCGATGAATAGGCGTGTCCCTCTTAGAACCCTTACCTCTGGTGATAAAACCAACAGAAGCGTATTTACCACTCACCGTTTCGACCTCCTCGGACGACGTACCTTTTTCTTTGTTTTCTTTGCGTATTTCATATTACACGAAAGTGTGACCAGTCCAGAACAACCGCCACAGCTGACTTTATGTCCTGGACCGGCATCACACTATCCTTTAAGCCTCAATTATTAGTTAGCACCAATACTTGAAGCTGACTCAATGCGATAGAGAGCTTCCTCGCGGAAACGTCCATAACCGCACATCGCATACCAACCTACAGATTGGAAACGACGGAGTCTGTCAGTAACAGGACCAAACACAACTTGTGGTTCAGCACCGTACATGGTGCTGTAAGCGTGTGCGAGTCCTTCTTGACCCATGATTAGGGTTCCGTAAGCGTCAACGGTACTGTTACCACCATCGGCAACAAGAAGTGCGCGTGGGGTTTGAATAAACGTTACGCCATCGAAGGTACCAATTTCACCTTTTCTTACGTTATCTGCATCCGAACGGATTTGGAATGAACGAAGATCAGTGGTAGCTGTACCTTCAATTAGGTCATAAGCAACATCTGGATGGATGAAACCAACATAGTTGGCACCCCAAGTAGGAGCGCTACTGCCACGCAAGTTAGCAACACCTTCGCGAATCGCTGAAGATGTTATCTTGTTGCTTGCAGTTAAAGCACCACGAGATGATTGACCAATGTAAGCGACGCTAGAGCCAGCGTAAGCGATATCGGCGACTACTTTATCCAAAGAATCAGCAGCGTTGTAACCGATGACGTTAGCGGCATCTTCGTCAACATTTAAATATGCTTGTCCCCGAAGGGCAGCGGTTGTTTCTACGGCATTGCCGTATTCAGCCAAGTTAACTGTAACCTGAGTGTCAGTCATTGCGACTGGGGTTACATCACTGGTTTCAGTGAGAGCAGAAGTTGCTTGCGAAAGATCGCCGTACTTTGTAAACGTCACACCACTTCCACGATGAGACTGTTTCGTAGCACGAACAGTCGCATAGTCAGAGTGAAGGGGTTGAGCGCGGAAAGCAAAGTAGGCTAACTGTTGAAAAGCAACCTGATCTATATCAAGGCTGGACTTTTGTGTATAAGCCATTGTAATTTACCTCATTGTAAGGAACGGGAGGAAAATCTAATCCTGAACGTTTATAGAACCACCATTAGACTGCCAAAGAGCTTTAAGTTCCTCAGCGGACTTAGCGGATGTCAACCTTTCCCTTAGGTCAGGTTGGGCAACCGGCAAACCTTCGACACTAGCATTAGCTACTCTTTGTTGAGCCATAAGTTCCTCACGGTATGTAACTGTTTCCACAGGTTCCATACTTCGAGGAGTAGTTGACTGGTCAAACGGTTGAACGTTGTTCCCGTCAATAAACCCTGCCTCAAGAGCCGCATTACGGATCGCTTCCGTACTTACCTCACCTTCATATCCCTTAACGAAATATGATTGACGAGGATCATTTGGATTGATCCCTGCTTCACGAAACGCCTCATTCTTTTTGAACGTAGTAAGTTCGCTTTCGGCTGCCTCAGCTCTCGCTTCAGCTTCCTTAGCGCGATCTTCCAACACTCTACGAAAGTTGCGTGTTTCTCCGGTACCTTCTTCTACGATGGATTCGTTTTCCTCATTCATCTATGTTCCACTCCTATTTCCGTTAGTCTCACCTAACCGTGGAGGACGGCGGTGGTCGGTTTATTATCGGCTGCTCACATAACGTTATTGCAATTCCGTTACGGCAAGCGACTTGTACCAATAACCATAGCAGATATAAGCGACCCTAAACTACATCATTGTTGTTTATATTGATCGTAATAGTGAAGGTCCGTGTTTTCGACAAAATTTTGGTAATCCCCTGGCTCCCGAATAATAATGGTTGTTATCGGCTGAGGTGCAGACTCATCCCCAAACATTGTGTTAATAGCCACAATTAAACCACCCATAGCCGTTATAAGGGCTGCTATGGCACCCATAATTTTTACAATACTGTTCATATCCGCCTATTCTAGTTGGCGGAACCTAACCCAATATATCCTGCCTGAGTAGCCGCTGGACCCCCAGATTGCTTAAACTGCGCTAACCGTCGTTGACGACGACCCTCAGTTTTACGACGAGACTCTTCATCTATCCCCATCAAACCTAACGCCACATCAGTTTCCGTTATGTCTTCTTGTTCTGAAGCTGTTTCTTCTTGCAAAGTTGTAGCCGCTACAGTTTGGAAACCTTGTCGAGCTTCTGTCTCAGTAATGCCGGAGGCTGATATTCGTTCGGCACTTTCACGAGTTATCGGACCCATCCCTGTTTGTATGGCTGCGCCACCAATTTGGGCTGCTCCGAATCTTTCTCGTTCTTCAAAGATATTTGTGGCTCTCTCCGGGTCCAAATAGTAAGCGGTTAAATCTTGTTCTGTAATCCCATAATAGTCTTCCAGTTGTTGTTTGACTTCCGCAGGTACAGAGATCGCTGCTTCTGAAGCTAACGCTAAACGAGCAGTAAGTTCGTTTGGACCCACATCACCGGCTATTAAGTTGCCGAAGTCTTCTGGCGAGTCATAAAAGGTTGCTGGCAGCCCATACAAGGACATTGCGAAAGCGTATTGTCGTTCTGCGGCGACATAAGTTTCTTCACTGATCGCTCTCCCTGCCGCAGCTAAAGCAGCCATACCAGGGAACCTATCTACATACTCTTGCGACTGTTTAATCCTTACCCAAACAGCGTTCAAATCTGCTGTGTCTTGGTAAAGGTTTATAAGGTCTAACTCTTCATTGTTTAAAAGACCTTCTAAGCCATACATCGTCAACGCATCTCTAACGATTTCATTTGCTGTCTCAGCCATTAACCTACACTCCCAAACTTCTTACCTATAAAGTCAGCGAACTCTTGTGCCGACGCTTTCGCAGCGTCAGTAGTTTGCCAATCCTCTAAATTACGAACATATTTACCGACCTCAGCAACCGTCATGATACGTTCAGAACCATCCTCTTGAACATGATGAATAATTGGTTGGAACCGAGAATCAGTCATAAAATCAACACTTCTGTAATCTATGCTTGGCAATAAACGAGAAACTTCCATCGCTAACGGATTAAGAATCTGCCTCGCCGTGTAACCTTGTTGGATACGAGCAGTCAAAGACGGAAACGCAGACTCAGCTAAAGCAGCAATATCGTTTGTTATGCCTGCTTGAGTTGCATCGCCAAGATACAACCCTGTAGCCCACTCATCTTTTGTTTCGTCGTCAATCAAATGACCGACCATGTAATTTCCTGCAAGTTGGTCGATAACAGAATAGTTATCCTCTACAGCACCACCAGCGAAACCAGCTTCCCAATCAGCTTCTAAAACAACGAACTGATTCAACTCATACTCAGACCAGTTTTCTATATGAGCGTCACGACCCATTTCACGCATTCTCTCATCAGAAAGAGTCAACCCGATACGGTTTGCCGCAACTTGGATACGCAACACTTGGTCGCTAATAAACTCACCGGCTGTCGCAGGGTCATTCCCTTCAAGAACTTCAAACTCTCTGCTTGCCGCAGTATGTACTTGATACCAGTCTGTTTGACGTATCTCGGCTTCTAAACGGCGTATCCCTGTGTCGGAATCAAACCAGCCTTCGGTTACTGCTTTATTTAGTATTGGTCCTATTTCTGGGTGAGCGAACCATCTAGCTCCGTAGCCGTTTTGTGCGGCGATGTCTCGAATGTCTTCGTCGCCGAAAGTTTCTGTTGTTTCTACAGCACCGCCTGTTCCGCCTGTTCCGCCTGTTCCGCCTGTAGGAAAACTTTCAGCAACAGGGTCAACACCTAATGCGGCAGCAGTATTAGCCCCTACCACACCATCTACAGAAAGCCCTGCTGATTCTTGGAATGCTTTAACAGCGGCAGCGGTTTGTGAACCCCATACTCCGTCTGGTTCTCCAGGGTTGAATCCTTTTTCTATTAGTGTTTGTTGTAAGGCAAGCACATTATTTTCAGGTGTTTCTTGAATCGGTCCAGTAAGTTGAACTGTTGGTCTATACCTTGGGTCTCTTGTATCATCTAAAGCAAATGAAGAAACAGGAGTAGAAGTTTCATTGGCAGCTAAAGGAAAAGGAGCATAATCTACCGGATCAGAAGAAACAGAAGGCGACGAACCAAGCGCATCTCTACGCTGACCTGGGTCCATAGTCCCACCTTCAACCCTCTGCCCTTCACGAGCAGCAGCATTCACATCAGCCCTTCTTTGAACTCTTGCTTCTGAAAGAATCCGCCTCGCCTCAGCTTCAGGATCGGCAGGCTGCCTATCACGTTTCTCAGCAGCACGTTGACGTTTCCTGTCAACATCTA